GACTGTTCCACATTCGTCAAGCACCTTTCCGCAAGGGCCAAAAGAAGACCCCCACTTGTCTCGTCAGACAGAGGCGGGGGCCGTTATAAGTTCCAATGTGCCACCCTAGGCCGCCACGTCAAGGGGCAATAGACCCCTCTGGCTTGCCCTCAGAGGCGGGTTTACCCCTTAGGGGGTATCTTCCCCTTCATGGCCTTGATACGGGCCAGCAGGGCGTCACTTAATTCGGGGGCCGCGTAACCAGCGCACCCGGCGGCGGCGAAGGCCAGGGCCTCGGAGGAGAAGTAGCCCTTCGTGCCAAGCCCGACCAGAAGCGAGGTCAGTCCGGCGGTGGCCGTGCGGCGCAGGATGTAGCCTAGCGACTGCTTCTCGCTGGAACAGAAGTAACGGACCAGCCAAGAGACCGAACCGATCAGGATGCCCATGCCGATGTCGCGGGCCTCGACGGGAATCTCGTCGGGGGAGGGAGGTTGGGGCAGGGCGGCGCTCACGAGATGCGGGGCGGTTTGGCGTTGGGGGCGAGCATGACGCGGCGGTAGTCCTGAGCCCAGAGCATCTTCGCCAGGGCTTTGCCGGCCTTGTCGACTTCGGCTTCGGCCACGCCGGGGAAAAGCAGGTGGACCTGCTCATGGCACAAGACTTCCAACTGACGCTTGGCGCCGAGGCGGGGGTCAATCTCGATGAGGTCTTCGCCGATCGTGGCCTGACCCCATGCACGCTCACGGCCTAACTTGCGCCAGACCACCTTGACGGGCTTAGGCTTGCGGCGGCTCATCGTCGGAAGGTTTGTTGACCGCGTCCCGGACTTTGTCGGCGAGCCACCAGAGGCCGAGGCCGCACGAGATGACGAGCGTCGCACCGGCCGCGTATTCGAACCAGGGCGAGTCGATGATGAAGGGGACGGACCCGCAGAAGGCTCCGCAGAGGAGCAGGGGGACGCCGACCTTCGGCCCCATGAAGGCGGTCGTCAGCGCACCGATCGCGGCGAGTCCGGCACCGACGAGCGTCCAAGTCTGGGCGGAGGCGTCCTTCTTCACGCGGTCGACCTCCTTCGTCAGCTCGACGATGCGGGCGTCCTTCAGGCCGGAGACTCGCTTGGCTTCGGCTTGGTCGGCTTCGAGCTTCTCCCAGGCGCGGGTCACGGCGGTGGCGAGTTTGCGTCCGAACTCCATCTGCTTGGCGTAGTCGATAGGGTCGGCCTTGGTCGCCCGGGCCATGGCGAAGGCCACGTCCCCTTCAGGCGGGGCGGGCAGATAGGACTGGGCTAGGCGGGACTCGGCGACGACCACCTTGGGCTTGTCGGCGTTGCGCTCGATGGCCACGAGGGCCGAGGCGACGCGGTGGTCCGTCTTGTCGAGGTCTTTGCCGAGGTTCTGGACGACCGAGGGAGTCGTCGGTGCGTCGGGCTGTTTCGGCAGCGGGGCAGGGTCGCCCTTGCGGAGCAGGCTGCACCCGGTCGTCAGGGCCAGCAGGACGATGACGGCCAGGGCGAGGCGCACGGGCTTACTTGCCCTTGAGGGCGTCGAGGAGGGTCTTGCCCTTGGCTTCGATGGTGTCGGCCTTGGCCTTGTGCTTACGCATCACGAGCAGTCCCGTGACCAGGCCGAGGATGAACGAGACGAGGATGGCGGTGATCATAGGTTAAGCGGTCACGACGGTCTCCACCTTGACGAGGGGGCCGAGGTCGACGGGCGTCTGCGGGGTGTCGAAGGTGACGGTCACGCTGGCTCCGTCCGAGGATGCGGGTTCGCCGTTGCGCTGCGGGAAAACCGCTTGCAGGAAAGCGTAGGGGTCGGAGAGGGTGGCCCCGGTCATGGTGATGCGGTAAGTCGTGATGCTCATCTGATTAGCCTTCAAGGTATAGCCAGCCGCCACCGGCTCCGATGTTCAACGCCTGACGGACTCCAGGGGTGGCTGCGGCCTCGACCTGTTCGCGGTAGCATCCTGCGTTACTGGCGGTCGCAGAGGTCGGGCCAGCGGTAGTCGTGGCGGCCTGTGTGCCGTTGATGTAGAGCGTGACGTTGCCCGTGCCGTCGGAGTAGATGACCCAATTGATACCAGCCCCATCCGCCACGGCGACGGTGGTCGCCACATCGGTGAGGGTCGTTCCGTTGTGGACGGTGAGGGTGACGAACGAACCGACTCCGCCGACCTTCTTAAGGCCGATGCCTCGCAGGGTCATGTCGCCCGTGGTGTTGGTGGAATATCCTCCGAGGGTGATGCGGCACATGGTGTTGGCGTCGCCCATGTAGGCCGTTCCGCTGAACGTCGACCCAAAGCACGCATAGCCGGACATCCAGACTTTCTTTGAAAAGTCGATTTGGTTGCGGTTCGCAATGCTGGAGTTGAAACCAACCACCCCAACAAGGCCATACAACCAAGCCGCACGGCCAGTCGCCAGCGAGCTGAGGTACATTTCTCGGCCATATGCAAAACCCGCGTTTGCCGAGGCCGTACCAGAGCCTTGGACTGCGCTGCCATTGAGAGCAGCCAGCGAACGCAGACGAGGGTCAGTCAGCAGGAAGCCAGCGTTGCCGGGGACGATGGCCGTCGTCGTCGAGGTTCCCGCGATCACTTCGGCGTTGGTCGCCAGTTCGACGTGGCCCTTGACCGTGGTCGAGGCGTCCGGGTTGGAGGCCGTCACGAACGCCGTGGTAGCAAGGGCCGTCGTGTTGTCGCCCGCAGTCTGCGTGACGCCAATCGTGCCGGTCGGCAGGGAGGGCGTACCCGTGAAGGTCGGGCTGTTCAAGCCAGCCAGCCCCAGCGTCGCAAAGGACTTGTTCTTCCACAGGTCGGTCGAGAGTTCGTAGACCAGCAGGTCGTTGTTGGCCTCGGACGCCAAGGCCACGTCGTGCAGTTCGTGCAGCTCGTAGCCGTTCTGGACCGCCACGAGGATGGTCCCCTGCGTAGGGTGCGAACGGATCACCACGCCGACGTAGACCAGATGCTGGGGAGCCGATGGCTTGGTCGTAGTCCAGGTTCCGGCGGTCGTCGGTGAGAGGTAGAGTTGGACGCCTTCGGTCAGCGCTGAAGTGTCGATGGCCTCAAGGACGCCCCGCACGATGACGTAGCCCGTGCCGTTGTTGGAGATGGAGGTCTTGACGAAGCCGATGGTCTGGGCCGAGTTCGCGTCGTTGTTAGCCTGGGCCAGCGTGATGAGGGGGAGGTTACCCGTGGCCCCGGAGATGTAGACGATGGACCCGGCAGGGATGGTCGAGCCGGACTGGTTGCGGACTTGGACTTCGAGGTTGCGGGCGTTTGCCGTGCCACCGAGGAGGCCAGCCTGGACGAAGGCCGTCGTGGCGATGGAGGTATCGTTGTCGCCGAAGGTGGCGGTCGGGGCGGTCGGGTTGCCGGTGAGGGCGGCGTTGTTGAAGCCGGGGAAGGCGATGGTCTGGACGGAGCCGTTGCCGAAGATGATGTTCCCATTGCCATACTGCATGAAGCCAGACGCCGAACCAGCGTAGTTCGTGAAAAATACTTTATTCGTTGATACTGTGATGCCCAAGCCAGCGTCAGCCGTGCCATCAATCCAATTGCGAGTCCTTAATTGGGCGCTTTGATAATTAAAGAAACTTTCATACTGAGGTGCGTCGATAGTGCCGCCTTGGCTTTCGTCGACGGCGATGTTGATACCCAAGGCGTTCACGCTGGAATTGAAAGTTCCAATGTCGATGGAGGCCGTAGGCTCCAGCGTCAGCCCGAAGGTCGTCAGGTACGTATTCGCGACATTCGTGAAGTCGTAGTCCGTCAGGTCACGCTTGTCTGAGACGTCCACGTCAATCCACTCGGTGTTGTAGTCGTCGCCGTCCACCTTGGCGAGAACCTGCCCCGTAGTCCCGCCAGCCGGCACGCCTTGACCCGCAGGACCAGCCGGACCTGTCGCCCCCGCCGGACCCTGCGGACCGGGGACGCCGACCGAACCAGACAGGGTACCGGGGACTGAACCCGTGGCCGTGCCGTCTACTGATCCAAACGTGTTGGAGGTGCTGGTGATGGTGCCGAAGGCCATAAAATCAGACGGTGACGGAGTCGATGACGTTGACGCGGAAGATTTCCGAACGGGTCACGGACGAGCCGGGGAAGACGAACTTGATGTCCCAGCGCCCGAGGCCGATGGCCCAGTCAGCCGTCGAGCCGGGGTAGGCCACCGTGAAGGACAGGCCGTCGCCCGCCTTGGTGACGGTCATCTGGTACTGGTTGAACTGCTTGTCCTCGAAGGTCGAGGAGAGGGTCGTGGTCAGGAGGTTGGCAGGGCCGGAGGCGCCGGGAGTCCACGAGAATACGCAGGCGAAGGAATTGCCCCTCGAGATGGTGACGGTGTTTGGGCAGCTCATCGGGTCTTATTCTTGCGTAGGATGGAAGGGGGTCAGACCGGGGTTAGTTTGCCGATGGTGTAGATTTCGGTAGCGTAGATGCCGGGGATGTACTGAGCAGCCCCGCCCGTGATAGAGTGGGCGTCTTGCGTGATCGTGAACGTGCCTCCATCGGTGTCGACTTCTTCACCGATTAGTTCCTTGAACTGATAATTGTCTACCCGGTCGACAGGCCATGCAGTAAAACCAACCCCGAAGAAACTTTGATCCTCAACCGGGGGGTCTGCCTCTTCGTCGCCAAGGTATCCCTCAATCCAATAATAAGGAGGAATTGTGCTACCAAAGCCCCCATGCCTGTTCCAACTAAACAGCGAGCCGCTTTCCCAGATGAAGAACTTCGGGTAAGGGTCGCTTGTCGTATCTGGGAACGCTCGTGAATATGTCGTTTGGTGATAACTGGGAGGAGTGCTGAGAACAGCCCCAGACCATACAAGCGGCGAACGTACGCTTGCCCAGGTAAACAACAAGCTAGCGCTTGGCCCTCCGATACGTGAGGCCATCAGACTCCGGCCCAGTAATAGACCGCGGTTTGAGTTCCGATCTTCATACGCTCGGCCCAGACGGAGCCGGAGATGGTCTGGTCGACGGTGAAGGTTTCCGGGTCGCCGATGTTACGCGCCACGCCCATGAGGATATAGCAGTACTCGTCCGTGTCCGTGAGGGTCGTCGTGGACTGCCAGATTGTCGGGTAATGTTCGTCCGTGATGTCCGTGACCGGGAAGATGGGCGTATCGGTCGTGTGATTCTTGGTCCCGACCCGCAGGTAAATGTAGGTGTCGGTCGTGCCGAAGAAGTCGAGGGTGGCGGGGAGCAGCGTACCAGATTCCGCTTCGTCGAAGGGCACCAAATTGTTGACCATGCCCGAACAGACGTTGGCGCGGTACAGGTCGCCGGCATCGCTTTCGACGACGAAGGGATGGAACTGGAACGGATGCTCGCACGCGTCCGCATCGTCGTCCTGGGCGGCGCAGCTCCCCGTGGTCCGATAGTCGAAGTTCTGCTCCGTCCAATCCGCCGGACCGACGAACTCCTGGTACCAGTCGGTGTTCGCGGCCGTCAGTCCGTCCATCGCCGTCTTAGTCGAGGCGTTGGCGATGTTGGGCCAAGCCGGGTCTGCGTCTCTGTTGATATTATACGGGTCGTTGGTCTCGTTCAGGTCATCCCGATTGGTCAGGAATGTCCCGTTGAACTGGCAGGGGATATGCAGGTCGATGGGTCCGACGATATGCTGGTCAATGGTGAAAGTGATGCTGTCAGCGAATGACGTGGCGTAGACGATGGCGATCAGTTTGACGTCATAGCCCCACTTGACGGGGTTGAAATAGGTCGTGTGACAGTTGCCCCAGTCCTTGGTCCCGCCGATATCCGCTGAGGTATACCCGGTCATCTTGTGGATGTTCGTCGTGTTGGCATACTCCGAAGGCCCGGTCTCGGAAAAGATGGTGTCCTCGATGGAGTCGCCGGACTTGAAGATGGAAACCCAAGGCGTCTCGGCGTTCAGGAGGTCCGAGTCGGTGTCGTCGTTGGACTGGTTGATGTCGAACTTGCTGACCGTGATGTAGTAAGTCCCCGCCGAGTTGATGTTATAATAGCCTCCGCCTTCCATCCAGATGGGCGAACCAGCGCCGGCCGTTCGGGAGATGCCGGTGCCGTAGACCGCCACCTTGCTGAGCCATGCCTGGCGTTTGTCGTAATGACCGCCGAACTTGACGCGCGGCATATTGCTCTGGGTGAAGGTGACCGTCCCCTTGGCGATCTGGAGCTTGTTGTCCACGCCGACCTTGATGCTGCGGACCTGGAACTGCTGGAACGACTCGGTGGCCGACCCTGCTCCTGCGTCTGCGAAAGGCTTCTCCGTGTTGAGGGTGAAGCCGTACCCGCTGGAGGTGAAGCCGTACCCGCTGCCTGGTTGTGCCTTGCTCATGAGGGTGCGACCGACGCGCTATAGACTTCGGCAGGGTAGCCCTCGCGGTTGAACCTAATCTCATAGTTGACCTTAAAAATCTTGGGCGTTCCGGAGGATTGGACGCAGTAGTCTTCAAAGCTGACCTGAGACAACATGATCGTGGGGCGGGCCTCGCCTTTGACGGTTGCCGTGAAAGTTGTCCCGATGTGGGTTGGCAATAGTTTGATGCCTCCGAAAGAGTTGGTCGTGCTGGTCTTTCCGACCGCGTCACGGAGGGTCGCGCAATCACCTGAAGTGTTCGTGTAGATGACTCCGGAGAAAGAAGTCGTCGGAGCGAGGTACTGATTCTTGCCGTAGAAATATTGCTTTGCGGGGGTCGATGAATCCTTGAAGCCGACGAACGACCCGGCGTTGGTGGCGGTCCCCTTGGTGAAATGAGCGCCGAAGATCCCGCCGACCTTTTCGTTCTCCGAGATTGTCGAGTTCGCGAAGGTCGTGCCGTCGCCTGCGATGGCCGTGGTGAAGCCCGTGACTGGCCCGAAGAAGTTCGGGTGCGTGACGATGTGCTCGGAGGTCAGGCCGTTGGAGGCCGTGACGTTCGGGTTGGTCTTGCCGCCGGTCGTGGTGGTGCTGTCGATTCCGACATATTCCGCGACGATCGTATCTACCTTCAGCGGTCCTTTGGTGATCGTGTATTTATGGACGAAGAGGTCGGAGTAACTTGGGTGGACCTGACCGCCCACGACCGCAGTCCCGGACGACGCCGCGTCGACGGAGAAGGTGGCCGTCCCGGTGATGAGGCCATAGCCGTCCGTCGTATAAGTCCCTCCTGGGTTGAGGAGTTTGCCGGACAGGGCGTTGCCGTTTTGAACGAGGGCCATGGTTATTTGTTCTTGGTGAGGAGGGCGGCGCGCGAAGGCGAGGCGTTAGCCGGGGTCGAGGGAGTGGCGCCGGAAGCGGTGACGTCGGCGGCAGGTGATGCTGTCTTGTTGGACGCGATGATCTGGAGGTAGGCGAGTTGCTCGCGCTGGATGGCCTGCTGCTCTTGGAGGGCTGTCACGACCGGGTTCTGGCCGACGCCGATGATGTTTCCGGATATCGAGTTAGGTGCGGACAAGCCTTCCTTGCCTGTCTGCTTGGCGGCCTTGACCTTGGCTTCCTCCTCTTCCTTGCGGATGCGTTCGGCGGCCAACTTCTGCTTGCGCTGGGTTTCTTCCCAGTTCGCCTTTGCCGCATCTCCGCCAATCAAGGCTTGTACTTTGTCTTGGATGTCTTTCTGTTTGCTGAATGCCACGCGACCAAGACCCATCGGGTCACTCATAGATTTGAACTGAAGTTCCTTGAGCATCTCCTGACCCCTTGGGTCTTTTTCTAGGAACTCTTGCGTAGTGTTTTCACGTGCGGTTTTAGCCTCCTCGATGGCCTTGGCAGTTTGCTTCTCTCTCTCATTCTTTCGGGCCCAATATTTGTCCTCCGCAGACATCAGCTCGTTAGTCCCGTCGATGGCGGCCTGATTGGCTTCGGCCCTCTTCCTTTCATTGTCCGCGATCATCTTACCAATCAAAGCCATGGCTCCGGTGACCAAAGCCATAGGTCCAAGGAAAGAAAGAAAGATGTCCTTGAAGGAAGTCCCGAACTTCCTGCCGATATCCCCGACCTGCTTTTCGAAGGCCCCGACCTGCTTGGCTAGCCCAGTCGTCGCCGCCTTGGCCTTTTCCATGGCCTGCGGGACGTCCGAGGTCGTCTTGATGTTAAGCTCCAGGGATTGTGCCATCGTCGGGTGTTTCCTTTGCAGGATTGGAAGGGGGCGCAGCCGTGGCGGCCTGCTCCTTGGCCAGTTCTTCGGCGATGAAGGCTTCCTCCTCCGGGGACATGATCGCCACGTCCGCACCCTTGCGGATAGCCAGGGCGGAGTTGAGCCAGATGGCCTGACACTCGGGCATCTCCCACGCCCGCTTCTCTTCGATGCCGTTGGCGATGAGGTTGGCCACGATGGACAGGGGCCACGGAACGCCCTTGTCGCCGCCCCCGCCCGCCTTGGCTTTGGACTGCTCCCAGAACTTGGGCCAGTCTTGGACGAGGATGTAGCCGGCGAAGGCTTCCAGCAGGCGCTCGAACTTGGCAGGGTTGTTCTCGAGGCTGACGATCCGCAGCTGGTCCCGCCAGCCGATTGCCCCGAGTTGCTCTTCGGCGCACACTTGGCAGGCGAAGACAAGGTCGGCAGGGGTGACGCCGCGGGAGCCCGTCAGAAGCGGGGAGTCCAAGGCCATCAGACGCACCCGGTACTTGAGGCACCAGGGGTAAAGCAAACGACCCAGCAGCCGAAAAGGCGCCGGGTCGACATAGGCATTTAAGAAGCGTCGGTCCACTTCCTTGATGCTGTCCCCTTTGCGGGGAAGTCAATTACATCGAGATGCCTTCGTAGTCGATGGCCGTGATGGACACCGACGTGAAGCCTTGGGACGAACCCTTGTCATCAATCTTCGTGATGACTCCCGAGAAAGAAGTCGAAGCGGAGCCAGAGGGATAGGCCGAAGCGGTGTTCGTCGTGAAAGAGAGACTGGCGCCGAGGGCGGGCATGGTGGCAGTCTTAGCGATGCCTTCAACCGTGATCTCGGACTTGCGGTCATCGAGACGGTGGGTCTTGGTCAGGCCATTTTCATCGACGACCGTGGCCTCGGAGTTGAACGAGGACGTGAGGGTGTAACTCTGGACGAAGAGGTTGGTGACAGTACCGGCGATACCGTAGATGCAGGTGGTTCCGTTAGAGATGGCGGCCATTTGAATATGCGGGCTTTGGAATGATTAGGCGGCGGGCAGGACCACGAGCACGTCGAACGAGAAAGCGGTCGCCCAGGAGCGTTCATCGATGCCCTCGTCTTCGGACCCGATGATGACATCGTAGCAGGTCGCGTCGGTCGAGGTGACGAAGGCCGCCTTGATGCTGGTCAGGTCACGCATATTGCCGGACAGGGCGGCGCAGCGGGCACGGTGATCGGCGAGGGTCGTGTCGTCGGCGTTGGAGAAGAGGGTGATGCGGACCGAGCAAGAGTAGTTGCCTAAACCCTCGGGGAGGTCGCCAGGGGCACGGGCGGAGTCGCAGAGGACCACGGCCTTGGGCAGGGTCTGGGTCGCGGCGCTGTCCCCGGTGAGGAACGTGACGGCGGTCAACCCAGTCTGGGTCGAAAGGTAGGTCGCGAGGGTGGCCTCGACGATGTGACGGATGGATTTGGTGCCCATAAAGGTTAGCGGATGCGGCGCTTATTATTGGTTGTTTTGATGGTGTCGCTGAAGTGCGTTTTAAATCGGTCGCGCATTTGCTTTACCCGATTGCCATAGACTAAACCAAGGGTGTCAGCGGTGACGGCGATGTTGTTGACGTTGCCGTTGGTGTTAATGACCGAGACTTCGACGAGGTTCTGATTGGCGTTAGTGGTGCTACGCCCGATGGTGTTGTTATGGCGCTTAATCCAGGCGGGCTTCATCAGCTCGACGCCGACATTCTTGGGAACGCCCTTGATGATGGGCTTGGGCAGGGATAGAAGGGCCATCAACCATCCTGACTTGATTGAGCCGACCATTAGTTGCCGTTCCTCGATGTATGCCTTCAAATCCTTGGCGCTGTCCACGAGCATGGGCACCTTGACCGGGCGAACCTTCAAAGGGATGCGGCCGCCGAACTTGCCCTTAATGCGGTTATGGTTGGGCTTAATTTCTTGGACGAAGCCCTGCGTTCCATAGTCGGAAAGGATGATGTTGGTCGTGTTATAGTAGTTCTTGGCCTTCTTGAACGCGCGATCGTAGTTCTGGTCGCCGGCAATCTTGCGGACGATGGGCGGGATTTTGTTCATCCCGACTAAGTGGCCAGAGGCCATGATTTTCTGAAATGAACCGAAGTTGCCTGACTTTACGGCGTAGGCCATCTGGTTCATCAGTAGCCCAGGGGCTGCCTTGGAAGTCTTGTCGTCGGCGGCCACGAACATCTTGCGGACGTCGCCGTCGATGGCGTTATTTCCAGCTCGTTGCGCGTCCTTGGTCAGACCACGGCCCCCGCCCTTGGGCATCGGAGGGGTAAAGGTTGCCGCGTCTACGCAGGCAAGCGCTGCTTGTTCGACGCAGGCGTCACGCATCGTCAAGCCGCAGTCGGCGGCGAACTGACGCAGGGCGGAAATAAACTCAGCCTGAGACTTGGGCTCAATCGAGACCTTGACCACGGCTTTACTGGTTATCGTCGATGACGACGAGCGTGATCCAGGCCGACCCGGGCTTGTAGGTCTGGCTGGTGATGCGGACGGTCTTCCCGCCGGCTACGATTTTCTTGCCTTGGCCTAGGGAGGCGATGGGCACCCCTGCCGAGAGTAGGGCCGCCGATGCCCCCATAGACCCGTCTGGCTGGCTCCAGGAGGCCGTTACAGCGGGGAGCCTGACCGAGTACTGGGTCCGTTCCATATACCCCCCTGCTTCGAGCACGGTCGAGACGGCGGGGTCGGAGATGAGGCAGGAGAAGGTGATGGCCCCGGAGTTGGCCGACCCGGCCACGCCGAAGTCCGCCACCATCTCTTTGGCGTCATTGAGAAACTCGGTTCCGTAGAGGCTCATCCTATACTTGCCCGGATTGGATTAGGGCACAAAAAAGGCCCCCATTGCTGGGAGCCTCGTTTGAACCTTGGGCCGCTATTAGGCGGTCTTGAGGCGGTGCAGGGAGGTCGCGCGACCGACAGCGGCACCGAAGAGCAGCGTGGCGGTGACGTTGTAGAAGCCGGACTGTTCCTGACCCATGAGGATCTGGACGCCGAGGCCGGTGTCCGCGTCGACAGCGTTGGCGACTTCGAAGCCAGGGATTTCCGACATCGGGAGGGCCGAGGCCACAGCGATGGCGTCAGCGCCGCAGGCGAAGCCAGCGAGGTTTTCGCTGTTCGTCGGGAGGCTGTTCCACTGGTAGACGGCGGCACCAGCGAGGGTACCGATCTGGCCGGAGGTCAGGATGCCGGCACCGAGGACGGAGTTGCCGATGATGGTCGCGTCGCCGAGGAGGCCGTTGGCGTAGGTCGGGTTGAGGATGAACGCGCGGGGTTCAGCGGCCTTGGCGGCGTCGAGCACGCCCTTGGCGGTGACGACTTCAGCGTAGGTGAGGGCCGCGCCGGTGTCCACGCTGGAGGCGTAGTTGGCGTTCAGGATGAGGGCGCCGATTTCAGCGAGGCACTTTTCAGCGAGGGCGTTGGAGGCCGTCGGAACGAAGGCGTTCGAGAGGAACTGCGCGCCGTACGACTTGACGTCGAGGGGCGAGAAGCGGGACGAGACCTTGAAGTGCTTCAGGGTGACGTTGGCGGCAGTGATCGTCGCGTCGTCCTGGGTCAGGTATCCGCCGGAACCGAACTCGGTAGCGGTGGAGACGCCGATCAGGGGAACCTGGACGGTCTTGCCGGCACCCGACTCAGCGGCGGTGAAGACGCTGGAGAAGGCACGGAGGGACGGGAGCTTGCCCTTGAGGGAAGCGATGACGGCTTCCGCGAGGATAGCCGGAGCGTTAGCAATGGAGTTAGCCATATGTGTGTTTTAGGAGATTGAGGTTAGGGGGAAATTAGATGCACGCCTTGATGATGGCGTTGCGGTGTTCGGCGAAGTAAGCGTTACGCTCTTTGCTGCCGACAGGGAGGGACATGAAGGTCGCGAGGTGGTCGACGGCTTCGGCGGTGGGCTTGCCATCCGCGGGGCTGAGTTCGACCGGGGAGACGCCGACGGAGGCCACGATCTTGGCGGCTTCCTTGGAGGCGCTGACCTTGGTGGCTTCGTGCTGCTCGACGAGGGCCTTGAAGGACTCGGACTCCTTGACGGCCACTTCGAGGGCGGCGGTCAGTTCGGCGAGCTTGGCGTCCTTGGACGCGGCTTCGACCTTGAGGCTTTCGAGTTCGGCAGAGACGCCGACCGTCATCTTTTCCACAGTCGTGCGGAGGTCGTCGCGTTCGGCGGTGAGGCCAGAGACGGCGGCGGTGGCGGCGAGGAGTTGCTCTTCGATGGTCATCTTGAATATGCTGTTTATGGAATTAGAACGAACGCAGGGCGTCGTTGAAGGAGTCGGCCAGACCCGTGACCAATCCCTGGGCGGCGGCCTGCTTGCCGGAGAAGACCTGGCCTTCCATGGCTTCGGCCTTAACCATCTTGCGCTTCATGTTCACGGCTTCCTTGAACTCGGCGTGGATCGTGTCGACGCCCTCTTGGAGGTTGCCGAGTTGGCCTTCGTCAAGGGACGTGCCTTCGATGCCGGCGCCCTTGAACTTGCCGGACTTGATGACGACCATCTTGATGCCGGCCATCTTGGCGGCTTCGGAGTAGTCGGGGATGGCCATGTACACGCCGATGGAGCCCACGGTGCTGGACGGGCTGGCGACGACGCGGTCGGCAGCGGAGCCGATCCAATAGGCGGCGGACGCCATCTCGGAGTCGGTGTAAGCGAGGGTCGGCTTGCCGAAGTTGCGGACCTTGTTGGCAAGTTCTTCGACGCCGGTGACCGTGCCACCAGGGGAAGAGATTTGCAGGGCGACCTTTTCAACCTCGGGGTTGGCGGCGAACGCGTCGAGGGCTTCAGATACTTCGTTCACATCCACGGCGCCCATCATCTTTTCGAGGGGCGACAGTCCCTTGCCGATCACGCCGACGACCGGGATGATGCCGATGCCATCGACGACGTAGGGCTTGGGGGCCACGCCGAAGAGCTGCGCGAGCATATCGGTGAAGCCGAACTTCTCAGCGAGGACAGCGTGGTCCTTGGCCTTGGTCGGGTCGATGAGGAGGGGCTCGCGGCCCGACAGTCCGTTGGTGAGGAAACGCATAATGAAATTAGGAAGCGGGTTGGTCGGGCTCCGGGGGCGGAGGGAGGTCGAGGTTGTCAGCCGTGACTTCTGAAATCTGGCTGTTGGCTTGTCCCTGCTGGAGCCAGTTGAAGTCGGGCTTGTAGAGCATCCAAATCGGAATCTTGGCGGTCTTGGCTTTCTCGATGATAAAGGCCATATCGTTGGCCCGCTTGTCCATCTCGGTGCGGAAGTCTAGGCCGCGCTGGGCGTAGAGTTCGGACATGGAGAGGAGGCCCATCTCGACGTCGTTGCGGTCGTTAGCGGCATCGCGGCCAGCGTCAACGGTCACGGACTTCGGGGTAGTCCAGGAGACTTCATTCCACTTCGGATCATCAGGCAGGTCTCCGTCAGCGATACCTTGTCCGATGATGTAGCCCCAAGTCGGGACGCAGAAGTTCTCGATCAGCACGGCCTGATATTTTCCGAATACCCGTGCGGCCTTGGCTGTGACTAGACGAATTGACGCGCCTCCAAGCTTAGAAGGGTCGCTGACAAACTCGTAAGGCAAGATGCCCATGCTGATGTCTCGTTCGAGGGCGGCGATGAAACCATTGAAGGTGGCGTTCGGGCGGTTGCTCTGGAAGGAGTCCATCGACTCACCGGGTTCGAGGGCGATGACCTTGCCGCCCATCGTGTTGGCGAGGTTGGAATAGGAGCCGGTGGCGTTGCCTAGTTCGTTGGCCATGTCCCCGTCGATGACTCCGCCCTGCTTCTTGATGATGCGGGTGATGTCGCCGTTGTCCTTCACGGCCTGCTTCTCGAGGGCGAGGATTTCCATCTCGTCCTGGATGGAGTTGATGGAGTGCTGGAGCAGGGGGACGCCACGGGCGCCGGACGCGTACTCCTGGTCGACGACCATCATCATCGACTGGGCGAGAATCTGGCGCGACGAGCCGTCGGAACGGTAGATGTTGACGGCGATGTATTCGCCGAACGGACCGAACTGGATGCCGTCATGCATACCCTCGGGCACCTTGCCTTCGAGAGGGTCGCCGACGCGGTGGGCTTCCATCAGCTGGAGTTTGGCCTCCCCGGCGCCGTTACGCACCTTGGCGGCGAAGGAATCACCGTCGCGGATCATGCCGCGGAGGAGTATGGACTGAGCCTGGTAGAAACTAAAGCGGTTCGTGATGTCGATGCGCTTGGCCTTCTCGGCGAAGTAAGCCTCATAGCGTTCCTGCATCTCAGGGGTCGACGCGTGGCTCTGGGGCTTGATGCCGTCGCCAACCGTGTAGAGGCAGATGTCGGCAAGGATTTGCTTGAACAGGCCGGAGTTACGCTCGGCCCAGCGGCACTTGCGGACCATCGTCAGGCGGTCGTAAGGGGTCAGGTCACGGCGAAGGTCACGAGGTTCGGCACCGTAGGCCGCACGGCGGGCACGCGTCACGCCGATGGACTGCCAATCGCCGTAGGAGGCTTGCGGCTGCGGGGCGGCGGCTGGCATGGCCTTTGGCGTCTTGGAAGGACGCAGGCTGACGGTCGGAATCTTCTTGCGGGTGGCCATGGAAAGTTAGTCCTGACGGTTCTGCCAGTCGGTCGAGATGATCGTGCGACGGGCGCCGTAAGTGGCAGGGTCGAGACGCGACAGGGCGAACATGGCTTCGGAAAGCATCTCCTTCGGGGGCATGGCGAACTGCTTGGACGCGGACGAGCCGGAGTCGGAGTAGGACATCAGGGTCTTGCCTTCGGTGATCATGGCGACCGCCTTGGCTTTGATGTCGAGGAGTTCGCACTCCGTAAGTCCGATAAAGAGTCCAGAGGCCATTTAGATATGCCTGCAATGGAAGGCGAAAGGGGGGTACGACGCCCAGCCCACGCCATGAGTCTCTTCCACCCACAACACTAAACGCCGTACCCTTGAAGATAGGTTGCCAAGGGTCATTCAGCCGTCAAGTTGGTTTCGGCGGTTTCCCGTCCAGCGATGCCCCAGCGGACGGCGGCGAGGAGGGCGAGGATTTCGCAGTCAAGGCTGTGATTATCGCGCTTCCCCTGGGGAAGTATCCACATGGGTTTCCCGGTCCGCTTGTCCTTGACGCGGACTTCGGCGTTCAACTGTTCGACGTATTCGGGGGTGGCGTCGAGGGCGTAGGACCAGACGCGGCGAGCCCGCAGGCCGTGCAGAAGGTCTTTGCCTGCCGTGGCGCTGTGGACGATCAGGGTCGCCCGCTGCGGGATGCCAGGGACGACGATGGACTGCTTCTCGGAGTAGAATCGGCGGGTCGTGTTGCCGGTCTTGTCGGTCACGGCGAAGTCATCGGAGCCTGAGCCCTTGGCGGTCTTCCAATTCCGCTTGGCGGTCTCGCGGTAGACCTCGGTCGTATTGTCGCCGGAGTCGACGAGCACCAGCGCCTGATGCACCCCGTGCTGTTTGGCGAAGGCTTCGACGTTGCCCCATGAGTCGATGCGGGCGAAGGCCATCAGTCGGCTATGCCCGGTCTTGGCCCAGCGGCGGACCGTCACCCAGAAGTGGCCACGCTGGACGTCGACCCCCATCGTGCGGAAAGGGATGCTTCCGGGGACGGCGTCCTTCTGGTCGACCACGCGGGCCTTCGGGGTGATGGCCGCTTCGGCGTCCCAAGGGTCGGACATCTTGTAGTTGGCGGCCTCGGCCAGCGCCACCATCTCGCCGCCCTCTTCGCTCCAAGGCATGGCGAGCCGCTTCTGCTTGAAGATGCGCCGCGGCTCTTCGTCGCCGTATTGGTCGTTGGCCTCCTTGGCCTTGAGCATCAGCACGCCCAACTCGCCCCAGCTCATCGTCGCAAGGCTGTTCCAATGCAGGCCGATGTGCCCGGAGTTGGCGGCTACTGATGTGGCGACAAAGGTTCCCCTGGCGTTGGCCTCAAGGCGGGAAGCGTTCGTGTCAGGCAGATGCGTCCGGCAGGCAGCGCACTCGTAGGTCGTGCCGACGCTGACCTTGTGCAAGTCCCATGTGCCGGTCGACTTGGCGTCCTCGGGGAACCTGATCTGCTCCCAGACCCACGGCTGTAGGTGGTCGCACTTCGGGCATCTCATATTCCAGTCACGTTGGTCGGTCGTCTCGTGCAGCTGATGGAACTCCTGCCCGGCCCGTCCGCCCTGGGATAAGAAGATGCGTTTGCCCATCCAACCGAACGCCGTCACGCGCGCGCTCAGTTCCGCCAAGTGTCCGGGCGGGGACATCCAACATTCGTCGGCGATGGTGTAACGCAGGGACAGGCGCTGAAGGTTAGCCTCGTTCCAGATGCCGCGGCAGTAGAGCGTCATGCGGTCGAAGTCCGCGGTCGTGGACCTGTCGAGGTCGTCGCCCGAAAGACGCGCCTTCACGGGCGGGCAGTTGTTCCAGACCGGGCGGAGGTAACGCAGGGCGAAGTCCTTGGCCTCGGGGTCGGTGGCCTGAAGGACCATCGTCGGGCCGGGAGCGTTGGCGATGATGTGGCAAGTCAGCAGGCGGGCGAAGAGGGATTTGCCGGACTGGATGCTGGCGAGGACGGTGAGGAGTTTCGTCTCTGGATCGGCGGCGATGCGTAGGGCTTCGGCGACCCAAGGGGTCCGTTCGGACCTGAACGGCCCGGGCATCGGTGAGTCGGGGATGGCGAGCACGTTGGACTCCAGCCATTCGACTACATCCCCCGAGTCTGACGGACGCAGGACATCCCGACCGATGCGGAGCAGGTCGGCTTTATTCATACAGCCCTGCCTCCTTGAGCAGACGATACAGTTCGTCAGACAACTCCGACCATTTCTTCGGCTTGCGCTTGAACGGACGCGAAGGCTTCGGCATCGGCTTACGCCTGGGCTTGGGCTTACGCTTCGTCATGGGTAGATAAATCTGCCTTCACGCGGCGCACCCAAGCCTCCAGAACTTTCACCGCCTTCGCAGGGTTTTCGGGGTTACATCCCTCTGCGACATCGAGGGCGAGTTTGTCGAGGCGGTTGACGATGCCGGCGGTCATGTCGCGCATGGCCTCGGTGGCCTCCTTCGCCGAGATGAAATCCTTCGTGAGGATGAGCCGACGCTCCTGCTCTTCTTCGAGGGCGACGAGCGTCTTCAGCGAGGCGTTATAACTCGACTGGTACTTCCCCTGGTTCGGGTCGCCCCCTTCCATCGCGGCCTGCCAGACGCCACGCGCCCGACTGACCAAGGTCCGATGTTCGCCGATCGTGTCAGCCAGGGAGCCGTCATCGAGCTGCGCCGGTGCGGCCTTCGGTGCCGCGGCCCGCTGCACGTTCGCCCGGGCTTCCCGCCACGCCCGAGCCGCGTCGATGGAGTCGGTCGGCATACCTTCGCGTCGAAGGACCGAGATGCGTTGCGCCGTGACGCCGAGCGCCAAACCCAGTTCTGAGTTAGTGAGGGCCATGGTTTGTTAAACGGCCTGTTTTCGCACGGTGACCCCACGAAAAACCTCCGTGGTGTCGGGCCACGCGTGAAGGGGGTGGGGTCTGAGGAGACTCCCTGTACGGGTCATATGGGCCTTATTCATCGTGCTTCGGGTGTGTGGCGGGGTCGTGCCTGCTTATGTTTGTCGCGTCTGGCATTACAGTGAGGAAACATTCCGCACGCGTCAGAGTTAACGGCGCGTTGGATTTCCTTGGCCCGACTACGCAGCCAGAAGTGCGAGCGTCCGTACATCCTGCCGATCGTGCGGGAGTCCAGGCATCCGGGCAATGACAACGCCCAGCGTACCGTCTCGACGTGACGACGCCAGGTGAAGTTATTGGTCGCGGCCAGCGCATCGATGAACCCCTTGAGCATGACGCCGACATGATCTCTACTGATGAACGCTTCCGTCTCCTTACGCAGGTTGTCCCCGTCACGCGTCGACCATGCCGGATGATTGGCGTCCACTTGGAAGACGTGCCGAGACTGCGACATCTCGCGGTAGGGCAGCACGCCGTTCTCCCTCATCTTCTCCTGGAGTTTCTTAGGCTGTGAGAAGAACCAAGCGTCAAACGACTTAGCCTCCTTGCCGGGAGCGCTGAGGTCATTGATGCTTGCCTTGGTCACGATGTGTAGTGGAAAGGATATTACTCAGCGGGCAATGAGCAAAAGTCAGACGATAAGCCTTCCCCGGTATCTTCCATCCAGCTTGTGGACGTTGAGCCAAAGGAACGCTTTGCTTCCCCTGATCTTGTTCTTCCGCTTGGATAACAGCAAATCGTCTTCCATCATGACTTGGGCAAACCAACCAGGAGTAATGTATATCTCAGGGTTGGATGCGATATAGGCAGCGCAATGTTCAATCAATTCTTTCTTGGTCATAGCATCAGGGAATGAGTCCAACGCGGTTGTAACGTGGAGTTCCATCTTGGAGCTTAGTGGTGTTTTCATGCTCATAGTTTGAAATACATATTCTCCCAGAGCATGGTCGAGTCGTCGAACTTGACGTATCCGTAACGGATCATGGTCTTCACGTAGGACTCGGTCTTGGCCGTGTCGCCCTCGGCCCGGTCACGGTCAATCATCCGTCGGAGTTGTTCGCGGCTGAAGTGCGAAGGGCATTTGGCTAGCCATTGTCTCATCCAAAGCCTGTGTTCGTCATGCTTGGCAGAGATGGCCTTTCGGCCTAGCTCGGCGAGTTTGAGCATCCTGGCACGATTGGATGCCCACATATCGCGGTAACGTTCCTTGGCCTTGATGATCTCGGCCTTGTTCAGGCGCCTAGGACGGCGCGGTTTTGTCGGGTTGTTCATGGTGGTGGAAATGTATCCCTGTATCTTGCCTCTAGACCCAGACCTAGGCCGGCGTCAGCCAAGGCCGTAGGGACTGGGTGAGGGGGACTGCATCTTGTATTTGTCCCCCTCTAACGGTTTGATAAAGGGTTTGTTAAAGTGGTGTGTATTAGGTTGTCCATTAGCCTGTCATTGATTTATCCAAAGTCAAGCCTAGGATGGCTTAGGCGGTCTTTTGTGTCCTTATGGCTGTCCTCGGTCTTACGACAGACCCAAACGCCTTGGAGACCCCTTGGCGGGTCTGGAATCGGCATCCCTGCTAGACACTTCGGACGCAATCTGGGACGGGGGCTGGCTGTATTCCCAGCGGATGACCCCTTTCTCGGCGGCGTGGCGGATGTAAATCTCGCCCTTAAACTGGTTCTCATGGTCCTTCAGACCGGCCCGGCTACGGCGCTTGGTCAGGCCGAACTTGTAGATGGGCTCTTCGCCCTGGCAGCGGAAGAGGACGGCGACCTCGCGGAACCAGTTGGTGAACTCGGAGGAGCCGAGGCCCGCGTAGGCTAGGTCGGCGGTGGTCTGGCCTTCCTTGTCGGAGGCGGCCTTGGGCTTCCCGGTGTGGTGCATGGCCACGAGGACGGCGCCCGTCTCAAGGAGGATGGGGGCGAGGTCATGGCGCAGGAACTTGGACGCCTGCTCCTGATCGGAGACGTCGATGCCGGCGAAGGACAGGAGAGGGTCGACGAAGACGATGTCGGCCTTATGCTCGATGATGAGGTCACGCAGGGCCGAGGTGAAGGTCGTGCCTGTCGAGACGGTGTCGCGGTAGATGGCGAGGTGGTCCCTGAGCTGGTCGCGTTCGGCGGTGTCGATGTAAGCCCCGGCGATGACGTCCTGAAGGGCCTCCCCTACGTCGAGAAAATCGTTTTCGGCCTGAAGCACGATGGCCCGCAGAGGACGGACGGGCTTGATGCCGAAGAAGTCCTTGCCGATGCACCAATGGACGGCGGCCTGCATCATCAGGGAGGACTTGCCTGTTCCCGACTGGCCGACGATCAGGAGTGAACCGCCCTTGCAGAGCCAGCGATGGTTGCCGAGGATGCAGTTAGGGTCGTTCTTGCGGTCGGCGGACAGCAGGGCGTCGAAGTCCATGCGGGCAGGGCCGACCTTGGGCTTACGTCCCTTGCGCGTCTCGGCGATGCGGGCATAATGGTCGAGCAACGTGTCGGGGTCGGTGGCCTGTTCGGCGGCGACCAGGGCACGGCGCAGGGTCGCGGCGTCCGCGATCAGGTCCGCGTGTTCGGGGCGATATGCCGACTGACCGGCATCGCTGACCAAGAGCGATACGGTGGCTTCGGTCACCGGGCTGTTAACCTGGCGTAAGCGCTGAGAGACTGTCAGCTCGTCGGGGGCGACTCCGTCCACGGCCAGCGAGAGCATGGCGGCGGCGATGTCCTGATGCGCTGGTTCAAAGAAGTCGGAGGGCTGGAGGTCGCCCGGTAAGGGGAAGGCTTCGCGGAGGAGGACGCCGAGGAGGTGGCGTTCCGCGGCGACGTTATTCGGCGGGATCATGTGGAAGAGAGGGTTGGGGTTTGGGGGCGTGGGTGCCCGTGGTCAAGATGCTTTGCGTAGGACGCGGTCGAGGTCGGACTGGCGGTAATAAGATACGCTACGCGGATTGCGCAGGATGCGGACAGGGATGGAGGTGCCGTCGATGCGGTACTGGATGCCGCGGACGGTGCGGTCGTGCTTGCGGGCGTACTCGGAAAGGGTGACCCATCCCTTTGGGGCTTTGAACTTCTCGAGGGCTTCAGCTGCGGCCTTGGCGGCGGGCCATGATTTGAACCTGGGCGACAGGCGATAAACGAACCGACCTCGGGGCATCGTCTTCCGTTCAGCGTAGCCGGCTTTGACGATGCGGGCCAAAGGCAGGGAGACTCCTGCCCGGGTGTTATAACCTAGGAGACGCACGACCTCGACGGTCTTGAGCCAGCCATCAGGGACGTCCTTGGGTTCGCTGACAAGGGCGGCGAACAGGGCGTGGGCGTCGAAGCGCTTCATCGGGCCTTCGGGGTGAAGACCTTGAGGTCGGTGGTCCAGACCCAGC